GGATGCCGTTCAAATTCCGATTGGTATAAAAGTTCCAGTTGAACTTGGACAATCGAACGATGGCCTCCTGAAGATGCACACTGATATTGAAAAAGTTCTTGCAGATAATTTTAGAAACATGATAATGACAAATCATGGAGAGAGACTCGGTCTCTATGACTTTGGAGCAAATCTCACGGAACTTGCATTTGAGTTGGGATCTGATGATTTTGACTCTGAGGCAATCAGAAGAATTAGAAGAACGACACAAAAATATATGCCTTTCGTCCAATTGCTAACTTTTGAACCGCTTGTTGATAGAGTTAACAATAAAGAAGTGGCCAAAGTTGGAGTTCGAATTACTTACAGAGTGAGCGCTGTCTCTCAAAAAGAGAGAGTGATTGAAGCCATAATATACACAGCAGGATGAAATGACAGTAGACATCAAAAAGCAGCTTAGAAAAGAGAGGAATAGAACTTTCCTTGCAAAGGACTTTGACTCTTTTAGGTCAGAGCTTCTAACATATGCTAAGACTTATTTCCCTGATAAGATCAAGGACTTTTCTGAGGCTTCATTGGGTGGCCTATTTCTTGACATGGCGTCCTTTGTCGGCGACAGTCTTTCTTTCTACTTAGATCACCAATTTACTGAACTTAATCCTCTCACTGCTGTTGAGAGAAAAAACATACTCCTGCATCTTAGAAATGCAGGTGTGAAGCCTGTGGGATCAAGTCCTGCTGCAGTTCAAATAAAGTTCTATATTAAGGTACCTGCTGAGCAAAAATTATCTGGCGAATATGGACCAAAGACAAGCACATTACCTGTTATTAGAGCTGGAACTGTTTGTAAGTCAGCAACAGGAATAAGCTTTAATCTTGTTGAGGACTTAGACTTTGCGTCTCTTGATTCAGACGGAGAATATAACGCAAATGTGACTGTGGCCGCATCTGATGCTTCGGGAAACCCCACACAGTTTGTTATGTCGATGACGGGCCTATCAGTCTCAGGAAATGAGACGACTGATCAGTTTAACATAAGTAACCAGCATGTTCCATTTAGAGAGCTTACTCTACTAAATACAGATGTGAGTGATATTCTTTCCATTGCAGACAGTGAGGGAAATGAATATTATCAAGTTGAGACACTTTCTCAAGATACTGTATTCAGATCAGTGAACAATCTTGACTCTGACAACAAGCTTGTCAAGATGAATATTGAAATTGTTCCTGCTCCGAGAAGGTTTATCTCTAATTTTGATCCAACAACACGACTCACGACAATAAGATTCGGTTCAGGAGATGCAGATACTCTTGATAACGATATTGTTCCTGATCCAAGTGAGCTATCACTGCCTCTTTACGGTAAAAAGCAATTTACCAGATTTTCAATAGATCCGAGTTCTTTACTGAAAACTCAGACTCTTGGAATAAGTCCAAAAGGCACAACGATCTCTATAAGATACAGATATGGTGGTGGATTATCACACAATGTTGCTGCGGGATCAATAAGGATCTTAAACACATTGAACATGGACTTTAGGAACGTTCCAACAGCATCCGAAGCATCTTCAGTGAGAGCCAGCATAGAAGTAAAAAATCTGGATCCTGCGAGAGGAGGTGATTCAGCGCCCTCTCTTGAAGACTTGAGAACGAGAATTCCAAGCGCTCGTCAAATGCAGTCAAGAATTGTGAGCAAGCAGGATCTTCTCTCTAGAATATACACAATGCCCAATGAGTTCGGAAGGGTGTTTAGGGCCGGCATATCTGACAATCCCATCAATCCACTCTCAGCACAGCTCTACCTAATAAGCAGAGATAGGTTTGGAAATCTCACTCTCTCACCTGATGCACTCAAGAAAAATCTCAGCGCGTATCTAAATGAATTCCGACTAATATCGGATGCTATTGACATTCTTGATGCCAGAGTTTCTAACTACACTGTTAAGTTTGGAATAATGACCCTTCCAACAGCAAATAAGAACGGTGTGGTTCAGAATGTCATCTCTAGAATTAAAAACACTTTAAAGGTTGAAAATTTCCAGATAGATCAACCAATTGTTATTGATGACATCATAAATGTAATCATCAATACGCAGGGTGTCGTATCACTCATAAGCCTAGATATTCTTCCAAAGACAGGCACAGAAGAGAATAGAACATACTCAAATTTCTATTTTGATTTTGAAGCATCAACTAGAAATAAGATTATTACTGCACCACGAGGAACCATTTTTGAGCTAAAGTATCCCGACTACGATATAGTCGGTACTGCAGTTTGATAGGAGAGATTAATGTATCTCATACTGACATCGAGCAAGGATACATACATAACCGATAAAATCATCAATAGCTCATTTAGAGCTATTGATTCAAATGTCGGTCGTGCAGGAACTCTTGATCTTTTTAAGCTGTACGATGAGTCAACAATTTCAGGTGAGACAGATCCTGTAGAGTTGTCTAGAATTCTATTAAAGTTTGACTACGATCTAATAAGTTCTCTCACTGCTTCTGAAATTGATATATCAGATTCATCATTTAGGTGCTATCTCAAAATGAGAGATGTCTTAGGAACCCAATCAGTTCCTAGGAATTTCACACTTGTAGCATACCCATTGTCGATGTCATTTGATGAAGGTGACGGAAGGGATGTAGGATCTTTCTCTGATATTGATGTCTGTAACTTTGTGACATCTTCTTATTCAAATGGAATTTCTTATACTTGGAATATCATAGGCGCAAACAAGATCGGACTTCTTGGATCTAGCGATATTGACGTTATTGGATCTGGTAATATTGGTCTAGGTATTGAAAATTTTGGAGTGACACAAAATTTTTATGATGGAACTGAAAATCTCTCCCTTGATGTGACAAAAATCGTATCAGCATCTCTGACGGGTCTCATTCCTAATCATGGATTTAGAATATCATTCACTCCCTCTGAAGAGACTGATGAAAAGTCCAGGTTTGTGAAAAGATTTGCTTCAAGACACTCAAAAAATGTGTTTAATAGACCTGCACTTCACGTGTTATATGATGATACAATTCAGGACAATCACTCAAATTTTGAATTTGATTCGACTGGATCACTCTTTCTTTCTAGCTATCGAAGAGGAGCACCTTCAAATTTGCTTTCTGGTTCGTCTTTGACGCCAGTTGTGGGTGCGAACTGTTTAAATCTAACAATAAAGACAGGATCCTACTCAATTACAGTCCCTGCTTCTATGTACACAGGAAGCACAACAGGTCAGGGAACCACAGGTCTGTATTACGCGTCTTTTGCAATACCAATGTCAGAGACATCAACTGTTATTCCTAGTTCATCTGTCAAAGACTTCGCTTTTAAGAGCGGTTCTCTTACGTTTGACGAGATATGGCACTCAAATGATGGAACTGTGGGATTCTATACAGGCTCTCTCACAATCACATCACCTGCAAGAACGGCATTTATAAACGCACAGAATACCTCACCAAATCTAAAGGTGACAAATTTGTCTGCTGAGTATAAAGTTGATGACAGCGTAAGAATTAGACTCTTCGGACTGGACACAAAAAATTACCAGAACAAACCCTCCAAACTCCTGCAAAATGTGAAGAGTGAAATATTTGATGAGGTTTACTATCAGGTGGTAGATACAGATACTGGAAATGTTGTAATTCCTTTCACCAAAGAGGGAAATGCAACAAGATGCTCAGTTGATTCAGATGGCATGTATTTTAAGTTTAAAATGTCTTCTCTTCCAGCAGGAAGAGTTTATCACTTTGAGTTCCGCGTTGTGAGTGCTGGTGTTGAAGCCTCAATATCACAAAAGAGCCCAAGGTTTAAGGTTAGTCAGTAATGAGAAAGTCAGGCAACACATTTGCTCCAGGCTCCAGCCTCTTTACACCGAGCGTGATAAGAGGTCTTACGGGTGATCAGTCTGCACTTGTAAATGTAACAGCTGCAAGTCTAAGCGGTTCAACTCAGAATACAACGTCATCATTTCGCTATGATCCTCCTGGAAGTCCTCTAAAATCGACTCAGCAGATTTCAGTTGACTGGTCAAAATTTGAAAATCACACATTTTTTAATTCTGCAGAGGCAAAGGTCAACACATCATTTGACATCATTATCAACACGTATCCTTTTGATGGAAGCAGATCTGAGCTTTTAAGCTTTTTTGATGGGCTGACTGGATTTGAGAAGTATGTCTACGATCTATTTCCAAAGAGCAGAGGTTTTCTTCATTTCTCCGGAAGCACTGGCATACAGCCTGGTTCTTATATAAAGATAATAGATAGCGCTGGAACTTCAGCACCATCAATCTCAAGAAATACAAGCGCCAAATCAATATTAGATCAGGGTGAAGGATCAATAACGTACGATTTTCACCTCCATATACCCACAGGAACATCGCAGGGTAACCAGGTTGTCATTCAGAGACTTCGAGATTCTAATTTTGGTATTACCTTAGCCCTAAGTCAAACGCTGTCTACAGATCATTCTGGGACCCTTCTGATGCTGGTATCGTCTGGGTCTTCTTTTGTAAGTGCATCAATGCCTGTATCAAAAGGAGACTTCCAGCATATTTGTGCAACTTATGATACATCTCCTGGAGTCAATAGAGTAAAGCTTTACAGAAATTCTGTCCTTCAAAGTGCTTCTACTCCATTAGAGCTCGGATCATTTGGATATACAGCATCACCTTTTTATATTGGAAGTGGATCAAATCACAGAGCGGGCACTTTTGGAAGCGCGTCCCCAGGAATAACTTTTAATCAAACTCTGTCAGGAGCTATCGATGAGCTAAGAGTTTATCACTCTATTAGAAGCTCAAGTGAGCAGAAAAAGTTCTCACAACGATCTGTGTTTCCTGATAGTGGTCTCAAGCTCTACTATAAGTTTAATGAGCCAACAGGCTCATATTCTACTAATGCCACAGTTATTGATAGTAGTGGTAACTCACTTCACTCCTCAATTGTGAACTTTAATCAAACTCTAAGAGAGCGAAGAGGATTAACAGTACCAGTCTCATATGAGTCTGAAGAAGAGTCACCCGTTCTCTTCCCATCTCATCCAGATGTTGTCACACTCAACGAGAATTTACTATCATCTGCATCAGACTACGACACGAATAATCCCAATATGATCACAAAGCTCATACCGAGGCACTACCTCATGGAGGCAAGTATCTTCGAGGGATTTGGTCAGAATAGTGAGCTAGGCAACATAACAGATCCTTACTCTTATAACTCAAACCTTCCTGGTGGTGGTAAGCTAGGATCAGCGCAGATCATCGCATCTCTCCTCTTTATTTGGGCAAAATATTTTGATGAGCTCAAGATGCACCTTGATCAGTTCGGAAAGCAGAGAAATGTCGATCAGATCGAGGAAGGAACAATAGCGAACACATTCCTTCCATATCTCGCTGAGACTTATGGGTTTCAACTCCCAGAGATGTTTCCCAACTCATCATATGAGCAGTTTTATAATAAGACAGCGGTCAACACAGACAGCTCAATAACTAGCAATAGTCTACAATTCGTTCAGAATCAGATCTGGAGAAGAGTACTGAGCGACATGGTTGAAATTCTTAGGTCTAAAGGAACGGTTCACAGCATAAAGTCCCTAATAAGGGATATGGGTATTAATCCAGACTCAAACTTTAGATTTAGAGAGTTTGGTGGATCTAGGACAGGTAGATTGTCTGATCAGAGAGTGGTCAAGACAAGCAATCTAAGATCTCTCGATTTTTCAGGTTCTTTCAGCACAAACATTCCCTCATATGATTCGCAGGGTATTCCTACAAATTTTCCTTACTTTAAGTCTTCTGGCTTGGTTCAAGGAGGACCTCTTAAGTTTTCTGATGCTTCTGTTGTTGTGAGGAAAGAGCCGGGCTATCCCTATCCAGGTGCGTTGCCTGTGTATGATAGAATTTTAACATCTGGATCTTGGACATATGAAGCTACATATAAGATGACTTCTTCGAGGTTGTTAGGTGTAGATCATCCTCTGACTTCATCACTTGTTAGATTCGAAACATCGGGAACAAATTATGTCCCAACTCACCTAGACAATACATTCTTAAATCTATTAGCATTTTCAGGATCTGTAGAAGATAATCTCACAGGCTCACTATCACTCATTTTTAGAGACACATGGAGCAAGACAGACGCACCCAAGCTTGTTCTTCCGCTGACAGGCGTCAATATATTTGACGGAGATTTCTGGCAAATTTCATTTGGCAGGGAGCGAAATGACTCATTTAACTCTATAGCTACATCATCGTGGTATCTTAGAGCTGGCAAGCAGATCGGAGGACGTCTTGTAGAATTCTATGAGAATAGCATTCTATTCGATGATACAGTTCCCCCAACATCACTCACGGGTAGCATACTCACAACATGGTCAAATCAGATCAACATGTCGGGTACAATGATTCACATTGGAACACAGCAGGTTCCAAAAGGATCAAATCTTCTGGGACTTTCATACAACGGTTCACCAAACACTGACATGGATAGATCATCCTTCTTTGGAGGAAGGGTTCTAAACATGAGATTCTGGTCAAAGTCTATGACACTAGATGAGACCAAGGCTCACGTTCTCAATCCAACCTCACTTGGTGTAACAGACGCAAAGAAGAATTTTAATTTCGTCAACTCACTGTCTGGATCCTGGGAGAAGCTTCGTCTAGATGTAGACTTTATGCAGGAAAATGTAACATCAGATGGGCAGGGAAGCATTTCTCTTGTTGACATGAGCCAAAATGGATTGGCATGCAATTCTTCTGGTTTTGAATCAAACTCTACCGTTTTTAGGCCAGAGATCGTAACATACTCAACAATTAATCCAAACTTTGATCAATCATCAGATCCAAATAAGATAAGAGTGAGATCATGGCAGAGCAACAAGAATGTCGAGCTCTACGGAGGACAACTTGCTCCAATGTACCAGATTCCCGAGGATGAAGATCCCACAGATGACACAAGATTCTCAATTGAAATAAATGCAGTTCAGGCGCTTAATGAAGACATCATCAAGATATTCTCATCCCTCGACTCATTTGACAACTACATTGGTAGACCAGAACTTCAATTCTCTGATGATTATCCAGACTTTCAGAGTTTAAGAGACGTCTACTTTAATCGTCTAGTAGGAAAAGTCAATTTCAGCACATTCTTTGAGTTTTTCAAGTGGTTTGACACAACAGTGTCGCAGATAATAGAAGGTCTCATTCCGAGAAAGACAAAATTCTTAGGTGTTAATTTTGTTATTGAGTCTCACATGCTTGAGAGACCAAAGGTAAGATACAACACACACGATATTTACGTGGGTCCAAATGATAGGCACGGATCGCTAGGCCTACTTCTAGTTCAACAGCTTGTAGGTGATATTAAGAGGTACTGATGACAGAGTCAGCAAGAGCGCAGTCAGGATTTAAGACGAAAGTAAGTTCTGCTGTAATAGTAACACCACAAGAATTCTCAGGGTCAAACACACTTGAGAAGTATGATCAGGGAGTCTATATCAATAGTGTGAATGCACTATACGGTCCTTCTGTTGTAAAGATGAGACCGAACAATGACTTTCTCAAGGTCGTGAACGGTAGAGCTGTTCAGATGACTGAGGGATCGTTTAACGACACAGAATCACCAACATCTCTTGTCTTAAGCGGCAATTCATCATCAGTATATCAGAAATCATATATCTCAATGAACTTCTTTAGATCATTGAGCCCAGGAGAATCGGCTGCTGAGGGTACAAAGCTTTCAGGTGCAAAAATTGCCCCTTCACACTATCTGCTGGACAATGACTTCGGTCAATCAGATCTGTATCAAGATGGTGCTGGATTCGAAGAGGTAGACTCAGCGTTAGATCCTGTAAGAATAGTTTCAAATGATCCCTTTTCGATAATAATTCCATATGAGCTTGTCAACACAACAGATGCGAGACTACTCGATGGTGTTGTTGATACATTTGATGTAAGAAAAGAAGTCGATAGATCATCAATAGATGTGCCTTTCAGAACAAAAGGCACGCGAGGTGATCTTGTAAATGCCGACTCTTACAGGAGATCATATCTAATAACTGATGAATTAGAAGTGTTTCAGACTCGTCAAAATGCAGACTCTACAACAAATCCCGTGAGAGGAACAGATCCGTTTCTAGACTCTGAAGA